TGCTCGACGGCCGGCGCGTTCTCAAGGCCACGCGTGTCGCTGCAGGTGTAGAGCAGCACGGTGCCGATCAGCAGCACGGCCACGCTCACGATCCCCGTCACAGGCCACTTACGGTTCGCTTCCCTCCACAAAGTGGCGAAGCGATCGCGCAGCGCGACCAGCGCAGCCCGTGCGCGGGCAAAGGCGGACGCTGCCGCCACTGGTTGGGTAGAGGTATCGGTCATGATCAAGTCACTCCGCTGTAGGTGAGGAACCGGAACGTAGGCAGAAACACCTGCTCGGGTGTCTGGTGGCCGTCGGCAATGCGCCAGACCGGCACGGCTTCGAAGCCGCCCTGGTCGTGGTCAAAGATCACCTGGCGCGATACGCCGCGCAGCACCAGCGTGAGCACGATGCCCGGCAGCGCAGCCCATGCCTCAAGCGACTCGCACAGCGCGCGCGTGATCCACGCTTTGGACTCCACGCCGTCGAGCGTGATCGGCCGGCCGGCCTGGAGCACCCCGACGTGCACCAGCAACGCGCCGGCGGTGCTCGGCCCGGTGACCTGCCTTACTGGCGACCAGGTGAATTCGTCGGTCCACAGCAGCCGCTCGCCGAGCTGGGCGACGGTGCCGTTGTAGGTCAGGGTGATGGACATGCACGGCACTGTGCCGCGCGCGCGCGAGGGGCGCTAAATGGCGGGCGTCATTTCTTGACGGCGCCCGCCTGGCGTCAGCGAGAGCGCCCGGCGGCCACTTCCAGCGAGCGCACCAGGGCGGCAGCGCCGGCATCGTCCGTGTTGACCCTCTCGCGCCGGCCACGGCCGCCGTCGATGCGCACGTTCACCGTCTTGCTCGGCGTCGAGATGGACTCACCTCGCCCGCCACCGGTCTGCCCGCCCAACGTCGTATTGCCCAGCGCCTGCGCCAAGCGGGTGCGCACCTGGCGCCACTCGTTTCGGTCAGCGGCGCCCGCGCTGCTGAAGGCGCCCGGGTTCAATCGGTCCAAGTCGCGGTTCACGGCCTCGTTCTGATCAAGCGCCGCGATCACCGCTTCGATGTCCGCTTTGTCGGCAGCAGTGAGCAACCCCGCATCGAGCTTGGCGCGCAACTCGAACATCAGGCTGTTGTCCACCGCGTTCTGTCCGGCCAACCTGTCTTCGCGCGTATTGCCTATGACACTCCCGCCCTCGGGCCGGCCGTACTTTCCCGCGCCCAACGGGCTGGCGTACAGATCTCGTTGGCGCTGCATCGCGGCCGTGGCTGCATCGGTAGTCTGGGCCAGCCGGGCCTGGGCCCCGGAGACGCCGTCAATCGACCCTCGGTAGCCGTCGGCCGCGTTACCGCCATTGCGGAACAGGTTCAGTTGTTTCTGGAGCAGCTCGGTGCTCTTGCCGGTGGCATCGGCCTCGGCCAGCTTGGCCTGGGCCAGCTTGATGGCGCTCTCCAGCTCGGCTTGCTTGACCAGGTTGACCTCTTTGTTCGCTGCCATCTCCGCCAGCTTGGCCTGGGCCACGGCAATCGAACCTTCGGCCTCCGCCCGCTGCACAGCCACCTTGGCATTCACGAGCTGGATCTCGATCTCCATCTGCAGAATCTTGGCCTTGCGCGCTTCGTACTCATCGCCCATGAAAAGGGCCATCTGCTCGCTCTGCTGCGCCAGCTTGAGCTGCACCTGCAGGTTGGCTTCGGCGGCCTGGGTGTCTCCCACCTTGGACACGCGAGCGGCTTCCCAGGCCTCCACCTGGGCAGCCTCAAAATCGCGGATCTGTTTCGCCGCATCAGCAGCCGCATCGCCCGCATTCTTGGTGTCGTTCGCGACCTTGGGCATCCCCTTACCGACGTTGGCGAACATGTCGGCATACACGTCGTCGATCTGTGCGATGCGCTCCGCCAGGCGCTGGTTGGCCGCCTCAATGGTGTCGTCTGTAAACACCGCTTTGGCCATCTCCCACGCGGTCTGGTACTGCGCCGCAGCGCGGCTAAGGCCAGCGGCCGTCGCGATGCCGGCTTGCTCGACCACCTCAAACTCGTCCTTGAGGAAGGTTCCAATCTCCCATCCCGCCCAACCTGAAGCCGCCAGCATTCCCGCCGCCTTGAGGCCCAGCGCTGCCTTTTCGCCCGCGGATGTGATGCCAGCCATTGCGGCCGACGTTGCTGTGGCGGCCGCAGCCACCTCCGCCATGTACAAACGGAGCGCGCCCAGCGCCTTCACACCCCACACCACCGCCATCACCTCGCCCGCCGCAGTCGCCACCCGCACCACCGTGTCCAGGTTCTCGGTGAGCAGGTTGATCGTGTTGACGATCTTCTCAGTGCTTTGGTTCGCGCGGTTCGCCTCGCCGATGTACTGCGTCCAGGTGTTGGTCAAGCGGGTCACCGCGTCGGCCACCGTGGCGCTCATGCCGGCAGCGGCTTCCTTGTTCAGTTCAACGGTCTGGCGCAGGCCCTCATTCAGGTCGTTGATCGACAGCTTGCCCGTGATGCCCAGGCGGCGCACTTCGTCAGCGGATTTTCCTGTGGCCTGCGCCACCGCATTCACGATCGTCGGCGTTGCAGCCATGATCGACTGCCACGAGTCCACCTCAATCCTCCCGGACTGGATCGACTTCGTGTACTGCTCAATGGCGTTCTGACCACGCTCTACCGTGGCCGCGTTCGTGGTCAGCAGATATGAAAAGCTGTCCGTGATGTCGAGCACATCGGTCGTGGCGAAGCCCATGCCCCGCAGCGCGTCGGCGGTGCGGATGTACAGCTCCTGCTGTTCGTCCAGGCGGCGATAGGTCAGGTTCGCCGTCTCCAGAATGCGCTGCTGCACCAGGTCGTACTCTTCGGCGATCGGCGTGGCCATCTGGATCCGCTCAGCCATCTGACCGTAGGCGTCGGCCAGGGCGATGGTGTCCAGCGCGAAGTTCTTCGCCTGGTTGAGCGTGTACAGGCCTGCGATCGCCTTGCCCACCGATGACAGCGCGGCATTCAGCGGCGGTCCTTTCGCTGCCGTCTCCTGCAGGTTGTTGCCCAGCGCGCGCACCTGGCGCCCCGCTTCGTCGGCCGCGGCGGCTTCGGTGCGCAGCGCCTTGGCGGTGTTCTCCGCCGCCTGCAGCTCGCGTTGCTGGGCCTGAGTGAGCGGCCCAATGGCCGCCAGCGCCTCGCGTCTGGCGTCTGCCGAATCCTGCACCGCCGCGGCCTCTGCGCGCTTGGCGCGGGCGGTGGCCGCCAGCTGCTCGACCTCGATCTCTTTGAGCCGGTTCGTGGCGCGCGTGGCAGTAGCCTCATCACCGCGGGCCTGTGCCAGCTGCAGCAGGCCCTGCTGCTGCGTCTTCTGCAGGTCCAGAGTGCGGCGCACGAGCTCGATCTCTGAGCGCTCCACATCGAGCGATCCCTTGATCGCGGCCGTCTTCTCGGTTGCGGCCCTGGCCACGGCGCTCATGCCGTCTGCCGCTTGCTCCGCGCCCTGGCCCAGTGCTGCAGATTGCTCGCCCGCTCCGGCTGCGGCGTCGCTCAGCCCGCCAACCCTGCTAGAGGCGTCGGCCGCATCGGTGCCGAGTTTGTCGAGCTGCTCGCCCGCCTGCGCGGCGCCTTCGCCCAGCTCCACCGTCTTCGCCTCGACCTTCTCCAGGTCGTTGGCCAGCGGCGCCAGGCCATCACTCGTGACGCCTACCTTGAAATCAATGCGGTTCTCTGTGGCCATGGCAGTGTGGTCAGTGCGTGAATGAAAAAGGGTGGCACGCGGCCACCCTTGTCGTCAGGCCGCGCGCGGCGGTCTGGTCTGGTCAGCGTTCGATGATCCGCATGTACTGGCTGATGCCGGCGCCCTCCTTGGTCGGGTCCTTGATCAGCTCGCCCTCGATGGGCAGTGTCGTGAAACCCTTCTTGATCAGATCCAGCTGCTTGGCCACGCCCTGGCTCACGCGCCACATGTCGATGACGCTGGGCTTGCCACCGTCCACTTCGTTCATGCCGGCAAAGCGCAGGTACAGCTCCGGGGCCGCAGCCGTCAGCGCCTCCATCACCACCTGGTCGGCAAAGCTGTACGACAGCCACAGCTTGTCCGCATTCACCACGCCAGCGGCGTCTTCCTTGAGCCAAACGCCCTCCGGGAGCAGCTCGTAGCCAGCGGCGTCCACCACCACGGCCGCGCCAACCGTGGCGCCAACCTTCGCCACCAGGGACGACACGCCCGTGTGTGGCAGCGGGATCAGCGAGCCCAGCGTGGCGGTGTAAGGCGCGTCCACCACGGTGCCGGCGTCCTCGGGCGTCATGGTGGCGCGCACAGCGCGGGTGTAATTCACCATGTTCAGGTCGGCCAGCTCGGCCTCGAACGTCACACCCGTCACTCGGCGCAGCGTGGCATGCGTGCCGCCGCCCATCGCAGTCATGTCGTCTTGCTTCTCCACGCTCTCGGTGATTTTGGTCGTGGCTGTCAACACGTTGCCAATCGGGAGCAGGACGGTGCCGCCGTACACAGCGGCGTAGAACTTGCCAACGCGGGCGGTCGGGCGGTAGATCTTCTTGACGATTTCAATGGCGGCCATGGTGCTCGGTCCTCAGAGTGGTGGTTTTTGAAAATGGGTCACGGCGCGCACGGCCGTGGGCAGGTAGGTGTAGGGCGCCGAGTGGCTCGGGCCTGGAGGGGTGATCAGGGTCAGTGGTTCGGCCGCGCCGTCCACCTGGGCGTCAGCCAGGGCCAGCGCCACGGCGGTGGCAATCACGCCAGCGTCCTGCCGGCCTGCGGAGCCGCTCTTCACCTGGGCCACATTGCGCACCACCGCCACGGCGTACCAGGTGTGCTCCAGGCGCCAGGCGCTGCCGATGTCCTGGTCAATGCGGTAGCCGCCATACACCAGGTGCACGGCTGGCGTGAGCTGCTTGCTCTCCTGCACGTCGGCCAGGTCGGCCGCCGTCAGCACATGCACCGCCGGGCTCATGCCCGCCAGCGCTTGCTTGAGCAGCGTTACCAAGCGCGGCTCCAGCGCCATGAAGGCGTTGGACTGCTCGACCGTCATGCCGGCGGTGCTCATCGGTAGCCCGCCAGGTTGTCATCGCTCATCGAGCGCGGGCTGAAACTGCTGTACACCTCGGCCTCGCCCGGCTGGCTGCCCGCCACCAGCGCACCCGGTGCACCGCCCCAGGGGCAGCTCACCACGGCCCTGCCGTCGGCGATGGCCAGCAGCTCTTTTTCAGCGGCCTTGTAGCGCAGGTACACCTCGTTCTCGGGCGCGAAGTCCTTGTAGAGGTAGTACCGCGCCACGTCGACGGCGATGCGCGTCAGCTGCGGCGGCGCCACCAGCTCGGTGGCAAACGGGTCGCCCACCACCGGCGCGGGCTTCACGCAGCCGGTCAGCGGCAGCGTGTACACCCGGCCGATGAAGCTGTCCGCGTAGGCCTGCGCGTCCGCAATGGCGCGCTCCACCTTCTCGCTCTGCACGGCCACCAGGTCGGGGTCGGTCAGCTCGATCAGCTCGCGCTCGCCGAAGCGGTCGATCAGGTCCTGCGGGGTGGCGTAGTTCATGGGCCGGGGGTGTGGTGGTCAGGCAGATCAGGCGCTGGATCAGGCGTGCACGTGCTTGTAGAGCTGCACTTCGATCAGCTGCCCGGCCTGCGTGGCAGCGCCCAGGGCGCGCCCGCAGTGGTCGGCCGCCGTGCCGGTGATCGCCTTGCCGTCGGTGCCTACCTTCACCAGGTCGCCGAACGCGATCGCGGCTTCGGCCTCCACCAGGTAGCTGTAGCCGGTGACCGCGGTCACGGCGTCGCCGATCTCGGCCGCGGTCTCGGTCACGCCCTGCGAATCCTTGGCGCCACCGGCCACCGAGGGGTAGCCGCCGTCGTAGGCCACGAAGCGGTGGGCCGCCAACGCAGCCGTGGCCACCAGGGTCACGGCGTGCTGTTTGTCGTACTGGCGGCCGGTGTTGTTCTGCGATGCCATGGGGGTCTCTCCTGGTCAGGGGTGTTGGGGGGTTACTTCTTGGCCGTCTTGGCGGCGGCCGGGACCGGCTTGGTGCTGGCCTGCTCGTCCTGAACGCGCTTGCGCGCCGCTTCGAACTCGGCC